GTGGATACCATAATCTTGTACATTTGTAGATACCATCCACCGCCATTAATAACTTTATATTCTTCAACTTGCTTTTTATTTACAAATGGACAATCTTTATACCCAGTCCATGTAAAACTTGTATTTTTTAGCTGGGATTTTCTATGCTCAATAAGTCCGTTTCGAATTGACTCTGGAAGCTTATCGAAAAATGATTCAGACTGTACGACGTATCTGTGAGATTCCATGAGAGCGGTGGGATCCATTGTAGATCCAGAATGTGAGAAGATGAAATTGTAAGCCCCTTTGTATTGACTTGGTACGTAATACATTCGGCTGAGGTCTTTAGTTTGTGCATCTGCAATATCTCCGATTTCTTTGTTAAGTGCGTACCAGAAATGTTTGATTTTATCTGCTGGTACTTCTGCTGTTAAAGGGAATACTAATCTAAATTTTAAACGTTCTTTAGTAGAACTTGCGGTAGAGTAACATACGTAGCGATATTGCGAATACTTCTTTTCAATATCAGCAATATCGCCTTCGTAGTCATCAACATCGACAATGCCGAAACCACCCCAAGCAGTAACATTACTATTGGCTCGGGTGGTTCCGGTCTTATATGTGGCTGGTGATATCAAAGGTGCATCAGTTTTCTTTTGATACTTATCACCATTAGCCAATTTGTATAATACGCTTTCAAATTCATCAAACGTGTTATAATCCATACGCTTGTTGGTTTTGTTGTCGTATATGTTATCAAATATTGTTAAGGAGACCATGGTTATACTCATGTGATGGAGCTGTCCAGCCTTCAGGTTTAATGAGATCTGGTAGTCCTAATGGATTTGGTCTAGATTCCTTGACACCTACTTCCTTTGACATGTTTGCGCTATGGACTTCTTGCCATGCTTTGTGAGCGTCAATACCAAATAGATCTAGTGTTCCAATTGCCACTACACATAGATCAATAAGGCCATCAACGATTTCTTCAGCATCCTTTTCGCCAGTAGCTTTAAACGTTTCATCAAACTCTTCCTTAAGAAATGCTACACGAAAATGTAACAATTGCTCAAGCTTTTCAGGATTATTTTTAATCCATTCGTGTACACCATACTTTTGGTGCATTTCTGCAATATCTCTTACCCAATCTACACTCATACAATAATTCCTTGCTTTGGTGGTACCATAATGGTACTAGTTGCTTGCTCGTACTGAGCAATGATTTCGGGGATGGGATTAAGAATAAACACAATATTTGTATCTTTAATTTCTAATCCATCTGCAGCATCGGTATATGGCATGAATGGCATGAAGCCAATTTTGCCTTCTTCGGCCGCATACATTGCGATCGGGTTTTGAACATAATGTCCATCAGGGTAATCACCTACGTACCGTGCTACAATTTCTTCGCCTGTAGTTAACCTGTATAATTTAATGTCTGACATGTTTTTCTCCTTAGTAATAGATCTATTATAACATAGTTTTAGTTGTTTGTACACTGTTTTTTTAAAAGAATTCATCCAATGTTGCTACCTCAGCAGATGTCCATCCTATTGCAGATAGAATAGGTTCAATAGCATCCAAGAACGTTTTGTTGAATTGAGTATCATAATCAATAAACCGATGTAATCCAAACTCCTCTGGAAGGTAATCACCAAAGGCGATAACGTTTTCCTTGATTTTGTTTGGAGTACGAAGATAGATGAATTTGATCTTTTCACCATTTTGGATTTTGTTATACTGATTCTTTAGAGATAAATCTCCAATCAGTTTGTTGTGTAAGATACTGCCTCTACAATGAATTGGAGTACCTTTCTTGTATATCTTAAGGTTATCCATGTATTGCGTAAGGTTAGTTACTCCACGAGGGAAAGCAATTTCATGAGGCGGTAATGATTTGAAGTGATTGCGGAATGTTTCAATTTCCTGTTGAACTAGAACTTCATCGCCAGCAATAATGGTTTTAAACATTTGCTTAAGTGCTGCTCGACATGGAGCTGGTGTAGAAGATTTAATAGCTTCAATGCCCATGATCTTAAGCTTTGGCTCAGCGTAGCGAACACCTTCGTTGTCTAGTACATTAAGGATATACCTTTTCTTTGCTGTCCAGATACCACGATCGGCGATAGCTTCACGTTTCATAACCATTCGATTTTCAATGCCACCAAGCATTTCAAATAGTTTAGCATAAGAATCTTCCAAGACAGTTTCAAGCTTTTCCTTGCAAACTGTATCAACAAATTCCAATGGGTTAACCGGACTGACTGCTTTAACTAGATCATCTAGCACTACGTAAACAGAATCAGTATCAATAGCAACAACGTAATCCTTTTTGGTTTTAAGTATTTTTCTAAGATAATCATTGATGGCAGTTTCAGCCCAGCGAATAGTAAGCTGGCCGGTTAAGGTAATACCTTCGGCGATACGTTGATCAAAGAATCTAAAGTACTTATTACCTAACGCACCATATAAACTGTTAAGAAGAATCTTAATAGACATTTGTTGGTTTTCAGCAATACTAATATCACGTTGGATTTTATACAATTCAGTCTTATTATTTTTGTCTACTTTTTCCAATTCCTTTTGAGCTGCAATCATTTGACGTTTAATGACAACACGTTCGCTGTACATTTGATCAATAATCTTAGGTAGTATCCCCTGCTTATCAGTAGTAAAATACTGACCAGACGCTGCCATACATTCATTGCTAGTTCTAGGTGGAGTTACTGGAGATTCAGAAAGTTTATCTACAGTAACATTGCCAACCTTTCCACTGATAATAGTTTCAGGAGACATGTTATACTGCATAATGATTGAAGGATATAGTGAGTTTAAGTCAAAAGAAACTACCCATTCGTGCATTCCAGTTTTAGGATCTTTAACGTAACCGCCAGGATATGGAGACTTAAACTTTTCCTCAGCAAAGGGTACAATCACATTATTAGCATACAGATTTCTAAAGATAATAGCATCCCAGATTGCTGTAGTACCCATCACATCGCCATAGTTAACACCACCACGATATGCCATGGTGAGAGCTAGTGTAATGAGACCCATCTTATCTTCCAAGCGATCTACCAATTCAACATCTTTAATGTTGTAGTCAATAAACTTTTGGTGATCGTATTTGTAAAGTGTGTGTAGGTTACCATGCTCTTCGTATGAAAGCTTGTTTTCACCAAGAACTACGTGAGCGATGTGATCAAGTTTATATGTTTCTTGAGGGCCGTAAGAGTAACCAAACTTTTTGAATAGTTCAAGGTAATCCATTTGAGCAATACCTTGGATTTCATAAGCGCATTGTTTACGCTGCATAGTTGTGATATCTCTACGATCAACTAATCCCCAAGGTGATAATCGTTTAGCAAATTCTTCGCCATGGATTCTTAGAATACGATTGACGATATATGGTATATCGAAGAACCTTGAATTCCACCCTGTGATTACATCAGGACATTGCGATGGACTAGACCAATGAGCAATATACTCGAGTAACAATTGAGATTCAGTAGCGCATTCCTTATAGACTACACGACAATCTTTCATGTATGTTTTTTCTACATCGTAAGGTTTTAGGCCCCACACGTAATATGTGTTATCAATGTTATTTTTCATACCGATTGCTGTGATTTCGTGAGCAGCTTCTTCAGGCTCAGGGAATCCAGAATCAGATTGAACCTCAATATCAATTGAAGTTACATTGATTAAGTTACGATCAAATTTGATATCACCAGGGAATGCTTCGTTGATGTAGGCTGGAATATGCTTATTGTTACCATAGATATGCCGACCTGCTGTTTGCTGATTAACCTGTAACCATTCTTTAGCATCGCGCATTGATTCGAATTTTACGGGAGCAACCTTTGTCCCATCGAGTGCTGACCAACCAGAAGGCTTTGTTGTATTAACAAAGAAGGTAGGTTCATATTTAATTTTTTGTTGTATTTTTTTGCCGTTGTCATAACCACGAAATAGAAGCTGGTTACCGTAACGAGATATAGATGTATAGAATTTCATAATGTATCCATGCCGAATAATAGTATATTATATCATACTTTCAATGTAATGTAAAGGACTATTTTAAAAGAATGGGGAGGAGAAATCCTCCCATTCAGTTTGTTGCTTACAGAATACCGACCTGAAACATAATCATCATCGGGGCCAACGCGACGGTTGCTCCAACAATAATACATGCTTCGAAGCCAGATCTGAGTTCGTTTTTGTGCTTTCTTATATAGCCCATTATTTAACTCCAGTAGATGGTTTAAAATCCACTGAGTTTTCGCTGCTCACCGTCATTCTTGAATGAATGACTTCTTCTTTGATGTCCCAGTAGATCCGATTTCGATCTTCCTAGGTCTCCTCTCTTCTGGAACTTCAACCCTGGCATTCACCACAAGTATTCCGTTCACCATTGAGGCCCCGTCGATTACGACAAATTCTGAGAGTCGGAAGCTCTTCTCAAATTTGCGGGACGATATACCTTTATATGCATACTCTCTTTCATCATTAGAGCTGTCACCTTTAACTAAAAGAATTCCATCCTTGACTTCAATGAAGATATCTTCTTCAGCGAAACCAGCCACAGCCAGTTCAATAATGAAATTTTCATTATCGATTTTTACAACGTTGTGGGGTGGATAGTTATCTTGTGACCTTCCAGCTGAGTGGATTCTCTCAAGTTCATTTAGTATGGGTTCAAACCCAATGAATAAAGAACGCGGCACGTTCATAGTATTTCTTACCATTTTTAATTCCTCCTAAGGATATTAGCAAGGTTAATATTTAGATCCCCTAATGGGCAATCCGTTATTATTTATACAGGTTTTTTTCCTGTTTATTAATTATGTGATCTTATTCAAAATTCTGTGAATTCGACCACACTTCATTAATTTGTTAAATTTCTTATATAGCTTTCTTATCATAATCTTTGTTGCTGTTACCTATGTTGTACTTAGGGCACAACTGCCATTCCGATTTTTCTTTATATGGAATGACTTTAATTTGTCGCAATGGCGCAATATCTTCTGCTTGGGATGCGGTAACAAAAGTAATGAGACCCCAATCAGAAAGTAAAGTAGCGATTGTATTTCTGCGCTGAACGTCATTCAATAGCAAATTAGATGGTTTTCCATCCAATAAGAATAGTTCTTTAAAGTGAACTATAAAATATCGACCTTGTTTATGCAGAATATGACACGATTGATATAGCTTAGAATCTTTCCTAGATGCTACGCCAATACGCGTTAATGTTTCTCTAATCTTCAGAAAATCATCAGGTTCATTTAGTGTTATTTCCAACATTGAAGCTGGCGTCCATGTCACTATTATATTGTTATTTTCGTTTTCCACCTTTATACATCCTCAATTTTAACGTTTCAATTTGACCATCAGAAAATAGCGATAATACAGATTTAGCTTTTTCATTACTATAACCATAATATTCTTTGATGACATCTAGATTTTCTATTTCAGCGGGCTTAGCCCACTTAGAGAATCTTTTCTTTTTCCTTATTATATTTATAAAAAAATCGAATTGAAGACGATGATCAATGTGATGGTTTTTGTTCATTTCGTTAGCGTATAAAATAGTATCAGGGAAATACGATAACCCGCGGTTTACCATAAATGGTGAGTAGCTTTTTTCAGCAAGTTCATCAACCATAATATCTTTCTTGGTTGTGTTAATTGCATTTAAGTAATCAAAAGGGTTCATTTGAATGAAACCCCAGCCATGATTTCAGTTAAACACGCTACAGTATTTAACTCATGATCTGCAACAAAAGAATTCTTATATTGATAATCAGCAAGAATAAGCACGAGTTGTGGTAAACTTGATGGTTCAACATAGGAAGTCATATTGTCATAGATTTTTCGATATATTGCGGCAGGTTCAGAATCAATATTATTTGAAACCCACTGTCGCATAGATTTGAAGTTCTTTTCTTTTAAGAAGATCATAAGATCATTCAAAGAAACTTCAGATAAAGACACTAGAATACCAGTATCAATAGTACCACTTGAGCCATAACGCTGCAATTCATTTAGAACTTTACGCCAATCTGGCATGTGTTTCATAATGACTTCAGCAACTACGCGTTCGTCATATGTGACACGTTCGTTATCAAGGATATGTGTACAACGCTGTAAGAATTGACCACATAGCTTAACACTGTCTTTCTTTGAAACATTAAAATCGATAGTCGTGCAACGAGAATGTAATGGTTCTATAATACGATTCTTAAAGT